GCACCGCCACCAATAACTAAGGCATTGGCCGCAAGAGCCGCCGAGGTTGCCCATGTAGTTGTCCCAGAAAAGTAGGGAATCCCACCGCTTGTCCCGGCAACCGTCAATGCCAAAGTGCCGCTGGTCGTAATTGGTGAGCCAGCAACCGAGATGATGCCGCCCGTGAACGACTGGGCAACGCTTGTAACCGTACCCGTACCAGCCGCCGCCCAAGTACCATCACCACGCCAAAATGTGGAGGAAGTTGCACCGGTTCCACTGTTTAAATTGGTAACCGGTAGGTTGCCAGAAACGTGTGTGGTAAGTCCAATTTTGCCGTAGCTTGGCGCAACACCAACGCCGCCTGTAATCAATGCATTACCTGTGGCTATGTCAGCAAGTTTGGACAATACGCCCGTTGTGCTGGCGTAGATGATGTCACCAATAGCATAGCTCGTAATGTTTGTACCGCCATTGGCCACAGCCAAAGTGCCGGCTAAAGTGATTGCACCTGATGTTCCGGTGCTTGGCGTGAATCCTGTTGTACCGGCACTGAATGTCGTTACACCACCCGCTGCGCCACTTGAGGCTAAGGTAATTCGACCTTGCTGGTCAACCGTCACATTTGCATTGGTGTAGGCACCCGGCGTCACTGCCGTATCAGCAAGAGAAATTGTTCCGGTGGAAGTAATTGGACCACCCGTAAGGCCAGTTCCAGTGGAAATAGAAGTAACACCAGAACCTGATGCAAATGCAGTCCAAGTGCCGTTGTAGCCCTCAAATAACCCCGTTGTTGAGTTGTAACGGATGTTTCCTAACGTAGACGCCCCACGCTGGCCGGTGGTACCTGATGGCACAACAACACCGCCACTCCCAGGCAAAACTGGGTCACTGGCTATGGCTACAGTTGGCCCTGCTGAAATTGCAATCTGATTGACAGTGCCCGTAACTGATGGGACGGCAGCTTGAATGGTAGTTGCTGCAGACACCCGACCATTTGTGTCAACGGTAAAAACCGGGATGTTCGTGGAGTTACCGTAAACACCGGGAGTAACGCCAGTTGAGTTAAGCTGAGTGCCACCAATCCCACCAACAGCAACGCTAAGCGTCACGTTGCTAGAGAGCGCACCACCGCCTGTCAGACCTGTACCGGCAATCACTTGCCTAGTTATAGGCACTCCGGTCACACTGAGCAAGTCACCAACACGGATCTGGTAGTTATTGCCTTGATAAACAATCATCATCAAGCTGTTTGCATCAGCCACAGGAGCTGTTGGCAGCTGCGTAATTCGCGTGGGTATTAGGTTGCTTGGAACGTCAGACATTTAGAACTCCAAGTATCCGTCGCCGTCTTCGGTAATGATGAATTCGTCACCTGCTTCCTGTATCAAACCTGCTGGGTGGGTATTGATAGGAGTGTCAGGGCGGGTGAAAGGCAGCACAATCTGGTCAGGTGCGCGAGGTGCAAGTCGATACGGGTCATAGTCATCTAGGTCTTCTTTGCAGACCATAAGCCCCGGCGAGTTTGGATCTGGCGCAAGTTCAGCAAGCAAAAACTTGCGTGAGCAGCGCCCACAAATGGCAATGCCATAAGTGGATTGGCCAGTAACGTCAAGGTATATCATTTGGTGTATGCACCAATAGCTGGCTGGATGAAAATTGGTGAGCCATCGTTGTCACCATCCCAAGCGGTTTGACGGGATGCCATGTATTTCTGCTCAAGGATTGGAATCAAATTGAGATCCACTTGAGCCGTCTCTGCGGCCATTTTGGCAGCTAGGCCGTTCACAATGGCTTCCAACCAGCGCTGAGGCACCTCAACGTCTTGCTGTAGGTTTTCAGTGTCCATGATGTGGCGATGCCGCCAAACAATGAGTTGGGCTTGCTCAGCGCCAGCAAATGGTGCTGGCCAGATGTGCATTACTGGCTGAGGGATGTCCCGCTGAAACCAGTAGCTATTGGGACGACCAGGGAAGACTTTGTTTGACTGAGCAACGTAAGTATCTCGATTCAATACGCCAAAAGGTATTTCTTGCGGCATGTTGCCCAGCGTGATCGCCGTATAAAGGATTGGACTAGCCGAGGTGATCCTGAAGTACTGGTACGCAAGAGCTCCGGAGATGTCTGTCCAAACTATATCACCAGCAGCGGCGGTTACCGATGAGCTACCTACTGTAACCCACGTTGTGCCCGTTGTTGAGACTTGGAACGTGACGTTGACCGAGGTGCCAGACCATTTAATGCCGATGGTATCTACCACCGTGGCTGAGCTAAAATTTACAGTGTAAGAAGTGCTAGCTGTTACGGTGGTGCCGGTTACCGGCTGAATGACTCGGTAGTTGGCATTGAGCACCTCAATCGTACCAACGGGCAACGGAATGAGGGGCTGGTTTTCGTAAAAAGGCAGGATAAGTTTTTCAATACACCAACTCGGAGTCTTGACATTTGCCATGTCTGACAACTGCAAGTAGAGAGACTCTAGTGCATAGGTCTGCATCTCAGCAGTAATGGCCTGCGCAGGCAAACGGCAACGCCTAAAGGCATGGTCAACTACCTTCAACGCATTGAATGTTGTGCCGCTTACATTGCCAGAAAACGCCATGCTAGCTCCGGGTTGGGGTCAAGTGGCCGCTGTTTCAGCACGCCCGGAAGACTAAATTATAAACTCAAATCAGCAATTTGGATTTGCCATGCCGCCTTTTTTCATCGGTTTTGTCATGCCGCCTTTTTTCATGCCCATCATTTGTTTCTTGTCCATTTCCATGTCAGCCTTAGAGCCTTCTTTTATGCCTTTTTTCTCAATATCTTTACCAGATTTTTCAAATTTAGCCATAGCACTCTTTGTAGCCATACCGCCACCTCTTTTAAAAGTTTTGCCTTTATCGGCGTTAGAAAAGTCTTTACCTACGGACTGCGGGACACCAACTTTTTTGGCAAAGCTCGGACTGTGAGCTATTGCCTCCATAAAGTTGTGTTGAGCTTTTGATGAAGAAGGCATTTAGCAATTTGGATTTTTAGCCATGCCGCCTTTTTTCATGGCAGAGTTTTTCATCATTTTGCCGTCAGGCATTTTGTGCATTGCACCGCCTTTGTTCATCGGAATGAGCGGGTTCATTGGAGCCACAGGCATTGCACGACGAGGTGCACGCATACTAGACTTTTGCATGATCTCTTCGCGTTGCATCCTAGGAGTCTCCTCCTTCTCATGCATCATCATGGCTTTGCGGCTTGGGTAGGTTTCCCCTGTGGCTTTCTCCATCACCTTGCCGCCCTTGGCCATCTTGGTCATTGGCTTATTAGGGTGTAAGGCTTTCTCATGCTTATGCACGGCTGCGGCAGGAGTAACCTTGCCGCCAAAACTAAACTCTTTAACGTAAGTGCAGCCCATGTTATTTCCTTTTACGCGCTTGCGTAGGTCTTAATACACTCAAGAACAATGGTGTACATGTCACCGGCTGAAGCATCAGCAGTAGTAAACAACACGTTTCCAGTTACACCGGTCCCGCCATTGTTTTGCAAGCCGCCAAAAGAAGAGAAGTCCATTAGGTAGTTTGCATTTTGCTGAATCATCCATGCAAACACGTCGGTTGTTGCATCCCAAAGAATGCGTACTTCCATGCCGTGAGTAGTAGACCAGATTTTGTTGATTTTCACGCCATTGCAAGCCAAATTAAATGCATTTGGCGCAAGAGTAGAAACATCAATTTTCACAACGCCGGTCTCACCCGTGCCATCGGAAATGTTTGTAAATTTGGCGATGAACAGCCGTTCACCGTCAAGTAGAATTTGTGAAGCTACTGCATCAGCCATGTCATTCTCTGATTAGGCTGTACGGGTAAACACATAAGCCGTTGCGCTGGAGAACATCAGCGTGAACCGACCCAAGCCTGTGACGCCAGCAGCAATCGTCAGGTCACCAAAACTACCGGGGGTGTCAGCAGCGCCGGTAGACAAGATGCCATTTGTAGCTACAACTATAGTTACAGTTGACGCACCGGCAGTGTTGTCAATGTACAAGTCAAACACAGTACCTTGAACTGCGCCAAGTGCTGCGCCAAGCAATGTGCCTGTAGGTAGCGTGATGGCGGTTGCAGCAGCAGAGGTAGAGGTGATGTAGCCGGTTGCTACCTGTGCTGCTGTAGCGGTTGCAGTAGCATTGATTGCCGTTGGCGTGTGGGTGATTCTACCTGTGCCAGCAATGTTGCCAGTGACGTTGCCGGTCAAAGCGCCGATAAAGCCATTGGTGGAGGTTACTGGTCCCGAAAAGGTCGTTGATGCCATGATATTTCCTTACATGCAAGTGATGCGTCTGTCTGCATGTCGTCAGCTTGAGGCTAAGCTGTCAGACGCATTAAAACTACCTCCATAACCCCCAACCTTGTGAGTTGAGGGTTAAAGCCGTAGTCTTAGACTCCAGCGGTGCCGTACAGACCGCGTGGGTCAGTCCAACCCACCGTGTAACGCTCAGTGGCTTTGTAGCGCATAGAGTCAGTCTCAAAGTCACCTTCCATAGACTTCTCCAAGCCCCGACGCATCAACAGCTTCAGGCCATCCTGTGCATCAGTCTGGATCCACCAAGCGGTGGTAGACGTAATACGCGACAGATTGCCTTGACCTTCAGCTAGCAAGCCCATGGACTTGACCGGGTTGATGTCATTGTCAGCCGTGCCGGTGCGCAGAACAGACTTGAGCAGAACTTCGGCCTGGAACACATTGCTGGGTCCAGAAACGATCTTCTTAGGTGTCAGACGGATACGCTTGCCGTTGTTGTCAACAGCGTTGCGGATCTGAACCAACTGTTGCTCAAGCGATGTCTGCGACAGTGCAGCAGCAGTGCTCAACTGATTGCTAAACACACCATTGACAATGGGGTGTGAAGTTGAAATCAAAGAAACACCGTCACCACCCAGATACGCGCTGTTGAAGGCACGGTTCAGGACGTTGGCGGATAGAGTTTCCTTAGTTTCAATCAGCGACTGAGCCAAGTGCTTGGCATAGGTCTGACCAATGCGGATGTGGTCGCCGTCTTCAACGAGCACCTTGGTCAAAGCAAAGGCAAGGCCATACACTTTGTAAAGGTAACGTTGAATGAAGAGCACACCACCGCTTTGGTAGGTCACAGCCATGCCGTCAGGCAACTCAGGAGCCGCGCCGAAACCGTACAGGACGGGTTCTTCGTGGTAATTCCGAGGAATACCTTTTTGCTCACGGAAGACCATCTTCCATTCGTCAGCACGTTGCTCGTAAATGCCGTCGAACACCTCGTTCATGATGGGCTCAACAACCGACCTAAAGTCGGTACTTCTCATTGGGGTAGCCATGTTTTAGCCCTCCTTAGATTGAGTTGACAGCAGCTTTGTAGATGTGCTCGTTGATACGAACAATAGCTACAATATATGCATCTGTCAGGGAGTCGTTGATTTCGCCAGCAAAGCCAGTCAACTGGAATTGACCAGAAGTAGCTTGGATGACGCCGATTTGGGTGTTTGACAAACCCGTTGAGGTAGAGCCACCCGGTGAAGCCACCGTCCAGTCCATTTCCTCACCAACGGCAGTTTGCATTGTCGTGGTGCCAGGTGTACCCGGATTGGTGTACTGCACTTCAAACAAAGTTTCTGGATCGTCGTAAACCCAAGCCGTAACATCCGTTGCTGTAGTGCCAGTAGGCCAGAACGAAGATACGGTAGGTTTGCCCAAAGAATCGGTGTATTGGCAGCCGGCAAAGATGCCAAGCAGCAAAATACCATCAACAGTACCCGAACGGGTACCATCAGACGTGCCGAGTTGAACAACGCCAGCGTCCACCAGCTTTACAGGGTCGCCCTGAAAGATGTTGGCAGCATAGCCGCTCGCGATAACGTAGGCTTTGGGACGAATTTGACCACTGTTGTGGAAACTAGCCCTAAAACCAAAGGGTGCGCTAGTCGAAGACATTAGCTTTCTCCTAAGATGGTTAAAAGTCTGTCAAGCAAGATCAAACTGAGCTTGCCGCTTTTGTCCCAATTCTGTATTACCGTCGCCCAGCGTCAACTTCGATTTAGATGATCGTGCTTGTTGCTCAAGAAAGTCAGCCGTATCGGTGAGCTTTTCCTCTTCGCGCAGAGGGGCATCATGATGGGCTTCGCGCATGTACTTTTCGTACAGGCTCATGGGCAACTTAAACGCAAGCATCTCATTGACCCCAATGAATCCTGCCCAATCACCTGTTTTAAGGGTGGCGTATTCCCAGCCAGGAACATCTTCTGGCTTGATGGGCTGATAGCCCAAGCGGATACGTGTTTGGATTGAATCACGTGGGTTCGTCGTTGTTAGCCAGCAAGGATGCCAGCCGGGCAGCTTTGGTAAGTCAGGTAACGAGGACTGAAAAAACTGTTGACGGAACATTTCAACTCGCTCATCATCGGACAACTCACGGTTCTCGGTCGCGGTGCGGTCTTGCACAGCGCGTTGTTCGCGGTTGTCACCAGCGGATTTCTTTAAGCGTTCGTCGGACATATTCGCTCCTTTCAGCGATTAGGGGGGATTATAACCCCATTTTCAAAAAATAAAATATTTATGCTTGGTTGCGATTGTTGCGGTCGTATTCTGCGTATCGAGCAGCGTATTTCTTGCGCAAAATGGGGTCATCCCACACACCAGCCTCAATCAGAGCTTGCTTTCGTTCTGGACTGATATAAACCTCGTTTCGAGTTGAGGTTGGCGCATGTTCTCGGCCAGAACCAACGGCAGGGCCACCTCGAGCAACTCGTGTTTCGGTCTTAAACCGCTCCGGCAATCGGCGAGCGGCACGACGTTTGAGTTCTGTCCAGTATTCGTCAGATTTGGAGTCATATCCGTCTTGGTGCAATGATTTGTCAATCGCCAAGACAATTGCGCTCTCCTCATCACGCCCATCAGAGTCATACCAAGGGTTCTCAGCCATGAATTCTTTTGCATGACGCATGGAAGTTTCATCAAGTTGCGCTTGCGGCTTTGGCTGAATCTGGGTAGCCTGCGCTTTTATGGCATTCAGTTGATTGAGTTTGGCTAGTGCCTGATCACGGTACTTCAGAGCCTGCGCCACATCAGCACCGTTGCTTGACTCAACAGCCTTGGCAATGACTCGGTCTGACAATTCAGCTTCTTCTTGAGCACGGCGGATGTGCGCATCAATGTTCTGCAAGTCAGATTGGTGAGCACGCTGCTCTTGCGCCCCCATGCGGCGTTCTAGCTCATCATTGCGCTTGCGCAGGAAGTCTAATTCCGTTTTGTCGCGGGTGATGGCCTTTTCTTTGCGGTCACGGCGCTCAATTTTCTCTAGCCTACGGCGTTCACGGATTGCTTCTCGCTCAGAATCAGTGCCACTGTCTTCGTCAGCCTTAATGCGGTCATCATCTTCGTCAGCATCGTCACGTTGTGGTTTGTCTTCCACAATGACAATATCTTCCGTGGTCTTTTTAATGTCCTCGTCTTGCTCATTCAGTGTTTCAGCCATTTCTCATCTCCTTTCAGATGAATGCACGAATGGACAGCGGATCGACGTTAACTCGCCCGATGATGTCCAAGTCGTTAAAGATTACAAACAGCGCAGATTCGCCATTTGACATGGGAACTTCCCACCTATCACCACCATACTTGGCAACTCGCACATACTCACCTTCCTCGCACCAAGAACCCTCCGGCCAACTGGCCATAGTGTTACGGTTCTTAAACGCCAAAGGGCCAATTGAGATGACTTTGGCTACCTGGGTGTTCCACTTTTCAGTGTCTCGGGAGCCTACATCCAAAATAATGCCAGAAGCAGTACGTTGTTTGGGACTGCGAATTTGTACCAGAACACGGCTCCCAAAAGGCTGAATGCCGGCTTCTGCAGCCGGAAAAGCCTCTGCTAGTGCGTCCTCATAGGTCATTGCCACTGTTTTTCTCCTCTTCCAAAATGGTAAAAAGTACATCTAACGCTGCGTCATAACCGGATACGACGCCCACGCGATAGCCGTACTCGAAGCTATCGCGGTTTTGGGGACGCTTGAGTGATTCAAGCGCAAAACTTGCTTGCGCGGCTTTAAGCCGGTGCAATAAAACGGCCTCTATATTCACGCAGGCGTCTTTGGCATTGCGGGTGGTGCAGGCAAGGTCTGGCCAGTTACAGGCTCTCCTGCCGCCATGCGGTGGTGTTGCTTGACTGCGCCGTTATTCATTGGGACTGCGGGGGTATTGTTCATTTCGGTTTCTCCTGTGTGTCAAGCGCCGGGATTGACGCCTGTGCCTGTTGAGACGGCAAACTTTTCGCCTGTAGCTAGCTCGGTTGCAGCTAAGCGTAGGGCGGTATTGTTGTCGTCGGTGTTCATTTGATAGCGGGTTTGCAAATCGGCTTTTGAGCGTTCGTTCTCTGCCTGCTCTCTGAGCATTGTTTGCTGAGCATCTGCGGCCATCTGCTGTGCATTTTGCTGGGCATCTTGCTGGACTTTGGTTTGCTCCAGTTGCAGCTTGGCTTGCTCAAGTTGTAGTTTGGTTTGCTCAGCTTGCATGGTCTGCTGCATTTTTGCCTGCTCAGCTTGAGCGGCCTGCTGCATTTTTGCTTGGTCAAGTTGTGTGCGTTGCTGCAGTGCTTGGCCTTGCAACTGTGCATTCATTTGAGCTATCTGCATGCTGCTGTCAGGCGGCATAGGCGGCTGGGGCTTGAACTGCTGAGCGGCTTGGTCAATCTGTGCCAACTCTTGGGCAAAGCCACCAAGTTGTTGTTCAATGATTTGCTGCACCTTCAAGATCACGCCTACCTGCTGCTCTGCTTCTTTCTCAATCAGATCTTTCTTCTGCGCAACGTCTACTGCCTCATGCGCCTCGGTTAGGTAGTAGTTCAGCAAGTGGTCGCGCAGGTGAGTAGCCATTGGGAACATGTACGTTTTGACGATAGCCGGGTTCTGGCCAAATAGCGGAGACTTTAGGAACGCCAAGTGTGTTTTGAGGTGAGCAATGTGATCTTGCCGTGGTAAGACGTAAACAGGCGTTCCCATTACGGCAGCCACGTTCTCGCTCACTGGGTCAATGTCTTCAGTGCCTGGGGCAGGTTGCAGTACATCGTCAGCACTGATCTTCAGTGTTCGCAAAAACATTTGCTCAACTTTGCGCTGGTCATACATTTGCGGCACAGTTGCTGCGCGTTGTATGATTGCTTGAGTCTGAGCAAAGCGTTGCGTCTCACTGAAAATTGCCGGGTCACTCACCGGCACAACGTCCATCGGGCCGTCAAAGTCTTCAGGCTTGACGTCTAAGCCGGATGCTTGGGCCTTGATGTCTTCTATGGTTAGGTAGGCACTGTTGATCCGGTGCAGGATCTTGAACACACGGCTCATTGAGCTATGAATCCGTGAGTGGATGCTACTGAAGACCACCATACCCTGCTCAATTAGGGCCATCGTGGTGCCAACCGGCTGTGCTTGATTGGCATCGCTCAGCTTCTCAAAGCTGGTCTGCACAACGCCCTTGCCGGCATCAACCACAAAGCCAAGCAGTTGGAACAGTACAGGGCTAGGTCCGTTGAACGGCAGTGGCATGGCTAGCTTGCGCACGTCATCAATGAGCGCACCGCCTTCAAGTTCCACAACCTCAGTTGGCTGAACGTTGAGCGTCTGTCCACCAGGGCCACCCTTCAACTTGAGCAGGGTTGGGATGTTCTGAATGTGGGCTGAGTCTAGCAAGGCGCGTAGTGCGCCTGTGGCTGCACCCGACAAGCCACCAATCATGTGCGTCAAGCCGATGGGGTAAGCACCACGCCAAGGCACAAATGGGAACTCCACAATCCAGTCAAGCTCTACACGGCGTTCGTCTTCAGGTTCCCAGTTGCGGTACAGCGCCACAGCCTTGCCGCTAGTCTTGTCAATGCTGATGATGTAAGGCTCAACGCCATCGCCAAAGTCTAGGTGCGTGTAGATCTCAAAGATGGTGCGCAGACCGTCTTCATTGTAAGAGGTGTCCTTGCGCCCTTCAATTTTGTCGTTGGCAATGGACGCCTTGCTGAAGTCTGGCTGTTCTGGTGAGCCAAGGTCAACGTCAATGTACATTCCAGACCTAACACGGCGCTGGTACTCCATCTCGGTCACGTACTGGACATGGGTCTTGCGTTCTGCGGAGTAGAAGTTGGTGGCCG